CTCATCCAAGTGCTCAATATATTGTTTCGTAGATTTTTTCATTATAATCTATATTAAAGATGGGGTACGGTACTATTAATCAAACTCATTCTAATATATGATTCTTCGTCATATTCATTTCCAAACGAAACATCTAACGAAAAACTATCTAATTTTTCGATTATTTTAACTTTAGTTGAAAACTTCAAATATTCGTTAAGAGTTTCTTGTAAATTTCTTTCTACAATTTCTATATTAACATCTTCAAAAATATAATTTGCTACGAAAGCATTAATAATAGTTTTAATTAATTTCGATTTATAATTCTCAATTCTTTCCATTTTTTTTTTATTGCTATGATAATGCAAAAATATAAAACTTTTTTATAAAATCCAAATAAAATTAGCTTTTTATAATTACCTTGTTAATATTTTTCATTTTTTCATTAACGCTTTCTTCTATTTTCATTGAAATGGTATCTAAAAATGCTGTATTATAAATTGTTGTTTTTTTATTTTGACCTTTTCTATGTTGTCTGGAATTCGCCTGATCGTATTTATCAGCTTCAAAGTCTCTACTATTATGAATGGTGTAACAACTATTTGTTAAATTTAAGCCAGTTCCTAGAGTACTTATTTGGCCTATAATAGTTGTACATTTTTTATTTGTTGTAAATTTATTAACTGATTCATCGCGTTCTTTGGAAGTCATTCCGCCATAATGAACGACAGAGTTTGGTATTCTTCTATTTAATTCCAAAATTTCTTCAACGAAAGTACAGAATATAACAACTTTTTCATCTATACTATTTATTTGTTCAGTTAATTCTAAGGTGTAAGGTATCATAGCTAACGAAACAAACTTACGTAATTGCATTATTTCGCCAAATTGTTTTTCAACGTTAACTTCTATACCTTCTGCTTCTTTTCTTTTAACATATTCATCCCATAATGAATCGTATTCTATACGTTGTTCATCACTCAATTCATAGTATTTATTAACAAATATTTTTTCTGGTAAATCATCTAATAAATCTTTCTCTCTCCTTAAATAATAAGGTTTTAATTTCATAGATAATTCTTCAAGATTGGAAGCTCCGTTACTAATTAAAACTTTTTTACCCGTTTTTTTATTTAGAATTCTTTTTCCATTACAATATCTGTTAACAAAGAACATATAATTTTCAGCTAAGTCACAATTTATTAATTTAAGTGGTGAAAATAAATTAATCGGTCTATTAGACATGATAGTGCCAGATGCCAGCCAAACATATTCGGGTTTTGAAAATTTAAGAAAATCATGTACTAATTTACTTCTCTGAGCTGAATAATTCTTCAAATAATGAGCTTCATCGATAATAACTAAATCAAATTTAGAATTAAATAATTCACTATTAACTAAAGATTCTTCTTTTTCTTTCTTTTTTCTACCATCCACATATTCATAAAAATTTGAAAGAATATCATAATTTATTATTGTATATTTTGAATCAATCCATTTTTTACCGTATATAGCAGAATATTCATTATCGTCAAAGAAATAAGATAATTCTGTTTTCCAATTGGTTTTTAAATTGGCTGGGCATATAATAAGTATTTTTTTAAAATTACCAGCAATAGAACCCCCAATTAAAGTACTTGTCTTCATTAATCCCATATCATCAGCTAATATAGCTTTCTTTCTGATTAATAGAAATTCAATTCCTTCTTTTTGGTGGTTGTAAAATTTTCTATTTTTTTTGTTTAGTTTCTCAATATTCTCATAATTAATATCAAGTTTAGTATTTTTATCATAAAATATATCATCTAAAATTTGAGTTTTTGGTAAAAACATCATTTCATAATAAGGCTGATTCTTATAGCATTTGGCTAGTACATGATAAGTTTTTTCTGTTTTTCCTAAAACATATTTTATAGCTATTTTTTCAGGAGCAACTTCTAAATCATATTTTCTTTTAAAGCTTTCACCCAGAAATGATGTTATATTGATTATTTTATTAATTAAAAGAGGTTCAAATTTATAATTATTATAGATATATTCTATCTCACTATCAGTTAAAACTCTATTTTTTTTACCATTAACAATTTCTTTTAATTTTAAAATATAGGGATTTTTACCAGAATAATTATCCAGTAAAGTTAAAGCATTCATTAATTTACTACTTGTTACTACCAATTTAAACAGATTTTATGATTTTCTTTAATATATAACGAAAAGTAAAATTTTAAAACTATTTATATTAAATAACATTTTATTTAATGGATAAAATTAAAAAAATACCAATAACTAGAAATAATTTACATTATGATAGTGAATTACATGAGCAGCAAATAGCTTGGGTAAGAGAATATATTGAAGATGAATTAAATTTGAGTGTTATTTTATACCGAATAGATAGGAATTCTATTAATCCAAATGGAGAAGAAACTGATTTGGATATATATGGCGAAAATAATAGAACAAGAAAAATAAAATGTTTAGAACCTGTTGAATTACGAGCATATTTCAAAATTGATCCTAGTGAAGTTAGAGCTTATAATGATAATCAAACTGGAAAATATAAGCAAGTGGGTAATTTAGAATTTGATATAGTTATTGAGCATTTAACAGAATTAGAGGTAGAAATTAATGATGGTGATTTAGTTATAGTTCCAATAACAGAAACAGAATCCCAAACTTTTGAAGTAATAGATAGAGGCGAAAAAAACTTTAATAACGAATACCTTTTAATGGGTTACAAACCCATTTTAAAAACAATTACTTGTTCTCCAACAGATAAAACTATATTTTAAAGGTGGCTGAAAAAATAATAAAAAATATTAATCTTGAAACTAGTAAAGAAGGTAATGAAAGAAGAACTGAAATTTATACTAACTTACTAAGTGATGGAACTTTATTGCCTAAACCAGTAGGATATAAAGAAATTGATATTGATTTTGTTAGATTTGTTAAAGAGCAATTAGGTGTTAATTATGAACTAATTAATAGTGAGTTAAATACTAGTGATATAAAAAAAGTACCTGTTTATAGTTATTTTAACCTAAATCGTTCTTATGATTTCATGCAAGCTTGGAAGAATAGCGATTTATTTAAAGAAAAAGAATTACCGTTTATAACAGTTACCAGAAGTCCAGCACCAAAAGAAGGTACATTACATGGTGGTTTTTGGAATATTCCTTCTAAAAGAAAATTTACAGTATTTAAGATACCAACAGTAAATAATAACAATATAGAATCTTTTGATTTATATAAAATACCGCAGCCAATTTCAATTGATATTGAATATAAAGTTAGAATTTTTGGAATAGATATTAGATTAATAAATGATTTTAACCAAAAAATATTAAAAGCTTTTGCTGCAAGACAAGCTTATATTTTTCCAAATAACCATCCTATGTCTATGATATTGGATGATATTAGTGATGCTACTAATTATGATATTAATGAGAGAAAATTTTATGTTCAGGAATTTACCATAAATCTTACTGGGTATATTTTACTAGAAGAGGATTTTGAAATAACGCCAGCCGTAACAAGAGCAAGAATTAATTATAATATTAGTGATATTACTCCTAATAAGAAAAAAGAAACGACATCTTGTTTAAAATTAATAGAGTATAATGAGGATAATACAATATATGGTAATTTAATGTTAAAAAATAGTTCAACTATTCTTAAAATTTATTTTACTAAAAATACAGCAATAGAAAGTGTTACTAATCAATATAATATATTAAGTTATGAGTTTTTAGTTAATGATGTTAAAAATGATATTTTACCACTAGTACTTAATAAAGGTGATATTCTAACAATAAAAATTTTAAAAGAAATACCTAAAAATAGTAGTGGTTTTGTAATACAAGGAACATATTAAAATAATATAAAATGAAAAAATTAACTTTAAAAAATTGGAGTAAACCTGCTAAAAAAGAAATTTCTAATTTGGCAAATATTCTTATAATATTAAATGCTGGTTTAATCCCTTCAATTTTAGCTTTGCCAATACCAGATGAAATTAGACTGTGGATAATAGCTGTTTATAATGTAATTGCATCATTAATAACAACTTATAAAAAATTATCTAAAGATGAAACTATTGAAGAAGTAGCTTTAATGGATAAAAGTTCAATAGAGCCTATATTTCCTAGTGAAAAGTGATATAAATATTTTTAGGTAAAAAATAAATATTTATAATTAACTAAATATAAAACAAAGATATAATTTTTAAATATGGCAACATCGAAATATATAACGCCAGGTACTTATAGTACTGAAACAGATTTAACTTCATATAGTACCACGTCTGTTGGTGTAACAACTTTAGGTTTGGTTGGGGAAACTAAGAAAGGGCCTGCTTTCCAACCTATTTTTGTATCTGATTATGCTAGTTTTAGTTCATACTTCGGGGGATTAAGCCCTGAAAAATATAAAGCAACAAATAGGCCTAAATATGAATTACCATATATAGCTAAAGAATATTTGAGAGAATCTAATCAGCTTTATGTAACCAGAATATTAGGACTTAGTGGGTATAATGCTGGTCAAGCATGGGGTATAGCTATTGAAGCTGGTATTGACCCTGAAACTACTGGTCAAACTGGTAATGGAACACTTAACGTTACTTTTACTGGTGCTACTGTGGTAATAGATAACGAAGTTGTTGAGACTATCTATGGCGATGGATTCTTACCAGAATTAAGTAGTTTATATAGTTCAGAATTAGGAACAACTTTGAATGTTGCTGGACGTTTTGATAAAAATACTAGTAATGGGTTTATTGGAACAACAATAGCTTTGACCATTGATTCATTGAACGGAAATACTGGAAGTGCTACTGGTACTTATATAAATTATTCAGGCACTTCATTTTCAGCCTATGAAGGCAATGTAATTGCTTTAGTGAGAAGTAGAGGAAAATATGATAGTTCAGAGAATTTAGTATATGATGTTTCTTCTCAGAATGGAGTATTAATGATTCCAAGTTCTGATTTATCATATAATCCAACAGGATCATTTATTTTAAGTGGAACATCAGCTCATATAGGTGCTTTTTCTTATGAAGTTTCTATGGATTCTGTTAAGAAAAATTATATTTCTAAAATATTGGGTAAAGAAGTATTAACAAATAAAAACGCTTTATTCGTTGAAGAATTATTTGGTAATTCATTCACTCAATTAGTAAGTGAAGGTAAAGTTTGGGGCATAAAGCCTGAACTAGTAAAATATAATACTCAATTTAATGATTATTTAAGTCAATATACTAATCCTATAACTCCTTATGTTGTAAGCGAAGTAAGAGGAACTAACTTATTTAAATTATTTAGATTTGTTAGTATTAGTGATGGTAATTCAGCAAATCAAGAAATTAAAATATCTATTGCTAATATCAAACCAGACGAAAAACAATTTGATGTCATAATTAGATCTTTTTCTGATACTGATGCTAATCCAGTAGTTTTTGAATCTTTCAAAAAATTAACTATGGATAGTACGTCTGGTGATTATATTGCAGCCAGAATTGGTACTAGCGACGGAAGCTTTGAGTCTAAATCTAAATATATAATGGTTGAGATGGCTGACGAACTAGTTGATGATGCTTTTCCTGCTGGATTCTTAGGCTATCCTGTTAGAAATTACGCTTTAAATAATAATACCAATATTCAAGCATTAGATATTAATTATAAAGCCACATATAGTGCTAATGTTAAGAAAAGAAAAGAATATCTAGGAATTAGTGATATTTCTGGATTTGATAATGATTTCTTTAACTATAAGGGTAAACCATTAAGTGATTCTATTGAATGGACTGGATTAACTAGCGGATTCCATTTAGATGTTGATGCTTCACAATGCACAATTGATGGCGTGGAAATTTTATTAAGCGGAGCAACATATTATCAGCCAATATATAGTTTTACAACTGGTAATGCTGAATTTAAAAATGAAGATGATTTAGCTGACACTGATTATGAAGATATAAATGCTCGTAAATTTACATTAGTACCTTATGGTGGTTTTGACGGATGGGATGTTTATAGAACAAGTAGAACAAATACCGATAGATACATTTATAACGGAACTAAAGCTAATTTAGGATTAACTAGCGGAGTATTTAAAACTTATGCTATGAATAATGGCGATCCAGCTTTAACATCCGATTACTACGCTTATTTAACTGCAATTCAAACATTTGATAGTAAATTATCAACTCCAATGACTGTAATTGCGACCCCAGGTATTGATGCTTTTGACCATTCTTCTTTGATTGAGGAAACTATTGATATGATAGAAGATGTTAAAGAAAGACAAGATTTACTTTATATATTTACTACGCCAGACGTTGATTACTACGGAAATTTATATACTGAAAGTGACGTTACTGCCCAAATAGAAGGTAGTTTCGACAGTTCATTTGCTGCTAGTTACTGGCCTTGGGGACAATATCAAGATACTGAAAATAATGTTTTAGTATGGCTTCCTCCAACAATAGATGTTTGTAGAAATATAGCTACTACTGGAAATAACAGTTATCTGTGGTTTGCATTTGCTGGTGTTAATAGAGGTACTGTAAAAGCTACTTATATACGTAAAAAACTTAAATTAGGAGAATCTGATACTTTATATGAGAATAGACTTAATCCCGTAATTTATTACCCAACAGAAGGTATTAAGATTTGGGGACAAAAAACAATGCAAATTGCTGATACTGCGCTGAATCGTATTAATATCCGAATGGTATTAAATCAAGCCAAGACTATTATTGAGAAAGTTGTTAAAAAATTGGTTTTTGACCCAAATGACGATCAGGTAAGAACGCAATTTTTGGAGATTGTTAATCCGCAATTGGAAGCTATTAAGAAACAAAGAGGATTGACTGATTTTAGAATTAAAATTCAAGATTCTGCTGATATACGTGATAGATTAGAATTGCCAGCAACAATTTTACTTAAACCAACAAGAGCATTAGAATATATTGAGCTCAATTTTACAATAACAAATACTGGCGTAGATTTCGACTCACTATAATCCCCAAATATGTAAGGAATAGAAAATAAAAAATTCTGTTTCTTACATATTTATAATCAAATAAAACTAAAAAATAAAATACTATATAGAAATGAGTGACGTACTTTTACCAATAGATTACGAGCCATTAAAGAAAAATAGATGGATTATGCGTTTTCCTAGTGAGTTAGGAATACAAGAATGGCAACTTTTATCTGGTGCTAGACCATCAATAGAACAAAATGAAGTTGAATTACCGTTCTTAAATACATCTATTTACACTTTGGGTAGGTTTACATGGAATACCTTAGATGTCACATTAAGGGATTTTATAGGCCCATCTACTTCCCAAGCTGTAATTGAATGGTTGAGAGAGCATAGTGAATCAATAAGTGGCCGTCAAGGATATATGGCTGGATATAAGAAAGATATTTTTTTAGAAATGTTAGATCCAGCTATGGTTGTTATCGAGAAATGGCTATTGAATCAAACAATGATGACCAATGTGGATTGGGGTTCATTAAGTATGGATGATGATGGCATTGCTGATATTACAATGACACTTAGATTTGATAGAGCAATATTCTTATTTTAAGAAATATTTTTCAAATAATTAACAAAAGATTTTATAAAGTTAAGATGGCTTTATAAAATCTTTCTTTTTAATATATTTAATATTATAAAATTTTTTATAAAATACAAATATGCCAGAGAATGAAAGATTAAGCGCTTTTCCCAATAAAAATGCTAGTGGGAATAGCTCAAGTAATTTATCTTTAGAGGAGCAAACCAAATTATTAATGGGTGAAGCTGCTCAGCAAGTTTCACAGAGAGGATTAACGGAAAAAGTCGCTAAAGATGGTTTGGATTTAAATAAATTTACTACCAATTTTAGTGAAAACTCATCTTATGATGTTATAACTTTGCCATCGTTAGGGAAAGTTTATACGACTAAAAAGTCTAAATTAAGCATTGCATATCTAAATGCTTCCGATGAAGATTTATTAACATCACCTAATTTGTATCAAACTGGTGAAATTATTCCAAGAATTTTAAGAAAAAAAATATTGGATAGAAATGTTGACCCAGAAAGCCTCGTACAAGGAGATATTGACAAAATCTTAATATTTCTAAGATTAACTTCTTATGGAAAAGAATATCCTATTAAAGTATTTCCCCCAAAAGGAGAACCATTTGATACAACAGTTGATTTAACAAGAATCAAAGAAAAAGAGATATTACAAGAACCAGATGAAGAAGGATTATTTAGTGTTAATTTACCAAATAAAGGGGATTTTGTTAAATATAAAATATTAAGCTATAGAGAAGAAAAACAAATAAAAGATTCATTAGAAGATCAAAAAATAGCTGGTGAAAAACATGTAATTTATAGCGATTTACAACGTTTGGAAGATCATTTAAATAAAGAATATGAATGGATTAAGAAAAATGATTTACGTAATTTAATTACAACATGCAAAAATGATATAGCAAAAAATATTAAATCAGAAGGTTTTGGTTATACCAAAAATATAACAGCATATTTAGAAAGACAAATAGTTGAAGTAAATGGAAAAAGAGATACGGAAACTATTAGGAATTATGTTAAAAATTTACCAATTGTTGATTCCAAATTTTTAAGAAATCATATTATACAGAATACACCAGGAATGGATTTATATATAGATGTGCTGATCCCTGGAGGTGGGTCATTTAAAACCTTTCTTACCCTTGGAATTGATTTACTCTGGGACATTAGCTAGAGAAAAAGAAGCCCTTCTAAAAGAATGGTATGATTGTCATCAATATATGGGGTTTTCCATGAAAGAAATAGAAGATATGCCAGTTTATAAACGAAAATTTTTTATAAATGAACATAATAAAAAAATGGAAAAACTAAAACAAGATTCTGAAAACAAGAAGAATAAAAAGAAAAAGAAGTAGTTAAATATTTTAAAACTTGCTTAATTAAATAATAAAAATTAAGCAAGTTTTATTTTTTAAATATTTATCTAAGAATAAATAATTTTATTTTGATTTTCATTTAAATAATGGCTGGCAAGATAACTAAAAATGATAATGAAGAACTTTTCAAATACAGAGAAGAGTATGAAAAGTTATCAAAAATAATGCGTTCTACTCAACAAGAGATAAATGACTTGGAGAATGAGAGAGAAACAGCTATTGATAGAATAAGGCAAATAACCGATCAGGAAGTAGAGCTCGTTAAAAAGGGTATTAGCCGAAGAACAAAACTTTATAAAGAATTACTTAAAGAGAAAAAAAATCTACAGGAAAGCGTTTCATTAAGTGAAGATAAATTAGATATTCTTAATGAAACTTTAAAAACGCAAAAAGGACTTGTAGATGAATCACAGAAATTAGCTGATACCGAAAAAGATTCTGTTAAATATGCTGAAAAAAAGTTAAAAACAACATTAGCAATTTTAGCAGTAGGAAAATCTGTTTTAGATCAAGCTAGAGCCGTTGGTAAATATTATAATGAGCAAGATAAAGCTATTAAAGAAACCCAGTTATCAATGGGTATTCTTTCTGATAAAAGTGGCGAATTTGCTAAAAGAATTTTTGAAGCTTCTAAATATACTTCCCTTATTGGGATGCAAGCTAAAGATATTGCAATTGCTCAGGGAAAATATTCAGAAAATTTAGGTAGAACAGTTTTATTAAGTAATAAAGGATTAAAAGCCATTTCTTTAATGGCTAAAGGTAGCATGTTAGGGGCTGAGGGCTCTGCTGAGTTTGCTGCCAATATGGATAATTTTGGAATTAATGCTGAAAGAAGCGCTGATTTTGTTGAAAATACATTGGATAGTGCTTATAAAATGGGTGTTAATGGTTCTGTTGCTACCAAAAATATTGTTAATGGTTTAAAAATAGCGCAAAGATATAATTTCAGAGATGGTTTAAAAAACATGCAAGAAATGGCTATTGCTGCTGGGAAATATAAAATTTCTCTTGATAGTGTAGCTGGCGTTGCTGATAAATTATTCGATATTGAAGGCGCTGTTAATATGAGTTCACAATTGCAAGTATTGGGTGGCGAATGGGCTAAAATGGCCGATCCTTTCAAACTTATGCACATGGCTAGAACTGATATGAAAGGCTTATATGATGAGATTGTTAATGCAACCGCTGGCGTAGCTCAATTTAATAAAGAAACTAATAGTTTTGACATTTCGCCATTAGAGCAACATCGTTTACGTAAGGTTGCAGAGCAATTAGGGCTTCCAATTGAGGAGTTATTAGCTTCAAGTAGGGAAATGGCTAAAGTAAAAGCAATCGAGCCAAAAATAGGGCTTAAAATTGATTCTAAATATAAAGATTTAATTACAAGCATGGCTCAGATGGATAAATCTGGGAAATGGACTATTGATTTGGGGAATGGTGCTAAAGAAATAAGTGATTTATCTAATGATATGCTACAAGCTTATTCAGCGCAAAAAGTCACATTAGAGGATAACGCTAAAGCAAGTCAAACATTGAGTGAGAGCTTCGATAATACCGTAAATGCTTTTAAAAGTGCTTTATTACCAATAGCAAAACCTGTTATGGATAAATTTACTAGTATAATACAATCATTAGGGGTTTATTTTAGTAATTCTAGCCCCTTCGTTCAAGGCTTATTAGGATTTGGAACTATATTATCTCCTTTACTTTATAATGCCGCTAAATGGTATATAAATGGCTATGTACTTGGAAAAGGTTTTATTGCTTATGTATCCAAACAGCAAATGCTTTCTGGTGGTGGAATGGGTGGAAATAAAAGCGGGGGATATTTAAAAGGTTTTAATAGTAAATACGGAAAAAAATTAGCGGGAGCTGGTATAGCTGGTACATTACTAAGCGGAGCAAGTATGTTTGCTGACGAAGGATCAACAACTCAAAAATTATTAGGGATTGGCGGTGGCGTATTAAGCGGAGCTGCATTAGGAGCTGAATTGGGGGCATTAGCAGGTCCTTATGGCGCAATAATTGGTGCAA